GCGGATGTTGCTCCGGAAGGGTGAGCCGCAAGTGGGGACGACCCCGCCAAAGGACGATACCGCCGAGCGGGTGGCTCGGGCTAAAATGGAATATTTGAAATTAGGAGGAAAATTATCATGAATGAGAAGCAATATCAGGCACAGCGCCTCGCCATGCTCGCCGAGGCGGAGCAGCTTATGGCGGGTGGCAAAACGGAGGAAGCCACGAAGAAAATGGAAGACATCAAGACCATGGACAGCCAGTACACCGCATATCAGGCGGCGGCGGAGAACCTGGCGAACCTGCAAGCGTCGGCGGGCATGCGTTCTGCGTCGCCCATGATGGGTGCGGCCATGGGCAACAGCACATTTACCGCCGAGGGCGCAAAGGAGCAGAAGCCGAAGGACATTTTTGCAACAGATGAATATGCCGAAGCATTTATGAACTTCGCCTGCCGTGGCACGCCGGTGCCGAACGTGTACGCCGGTGCGGTGAAAGAGGTATTGAAACTGTCTGGCGACGTGACCAGCCTGACCGATGTCCCTGCGGTGGTGCCGACCACGATTCTGCGGGAAATTATCCGTGAGCTGAAGGTGAGCGGCAATCTGTACGCAAAAACCCGGAAGCTGAACATTCAGGGCGGCCTTGAAGTCCCGATTCTGACTCTGATTCCGAAAGCGACATGGTTTAGAGAGGGCTCGACACCGTCGCAGAAAATTGGGTCTGACGAAAACGTGGCGTTTAGCTACTACGGTCTGGAGTGCAAAATTGCACAGACTCTGCTTGTCAACGTTGTCACGCTGGAGATGTTCCAGGAACTGTTTGTCCAGCTTGCTGTTGAGGCAATGATTGTTGCGATGGAAACTGCGATGATTTCCGGCGACGGCTCTGGCAAATTCCTTGGCGTGGCAGTTGATTCCCGTGTCCCTGCGGCAAACGTTATTACCGTGTCGCAGGAGGAAATTTCCAGCTGGAAGGCATGGAAGAAAAATGTGTTCGCCAAGATGCGCCCGAGATATCGCAGGGGTGAGTTTGTCATGGCGCAGGGTACCTTTGATACCTACATCGACGGCATGGTTGACACAACCGGTCAGCCCATTGGCCGTGTAAATTACGGTATCGCAGATGGCGCACCTAACCGTTTTGGCGGAAAGCCGGTTGAAATTGTCGAGGAAGACATCATCAAGTCTTTTGATACCGCCGCAGTCGGCGACGTTGTGGCAGTTTTTGTTGATTGGCACAACTATGCCATCAACTCCAACATGCAGATGCGCACCGTCAAGTGGATGAATCACGATGATAACGAGGTCATGAACAAGGCCATCCTGTTCTGCGATGGCAAGCTGCTTGACCCTTACGGCGTGCTGGTCATTAAAAAGGGCGCATCCGCACCCGGCGCATAAGGAGGACGAAAAGATGAAGTACAAAGTGCTTGCAGATTTTACCGACCTCGAAAATGGCGGCGTTTACCGGGCCGGTGACACCTACCCTCGGGCGGGCGTGCAGCCGACGCAGGGCCGCATTGATGAATTGAGCGGAGAAGAAAACCGCATTGGCCGGCCGCTGATTGAGGCTGTCGAGGAGCCGACTCCTGAAACCCCGGAGGAGCCGAAGAAAAAGGCGAAAAAGTAGAAAGCGGAGGTTGCCGATGGAACTGTTGAAACAAGTGAAAGCGGCACTGCGACTGACGACTGACGTATTTGACGAACCGGAATTACAGCCAATCATCGAAGCATGCAAACAGGACATGAAGAAGGCCGGAGTGGTCACGATTGAAGAATCTGACCCTCTGGTCGTCCGTGCGGCGGTGCTTTACGCAAAGGCAAATTTTGGATTTGACCCGAATGCGGAGAAATTTCAAAAGGCTTACGACGGCCTGCGGGACAGCATGGCGCAGTCTGGTATGTATGCGGGTGATGCCGATGCCTAGATATCAGGATTTGGTGGATTTGCTCACCGTGGAAACGGTGCAGACGGCAAATGGATATCGGGACGAGGTGGAAACCGCCCGAGAGGTTTTCGCAAATGTCAAGTCGGTGACCCGCAGCGAGTTTTACGCAGCTCGGCAGGATGGCACAGAATTGGTGATTGCCGTGGAAATGCGGACGTGGGACTACAACGGAGAGCGCCGTTTGCGGCACAATGGGAAGACCTACACCGTGGAGCGGCAATACACCAAGGACGGCGAAATGCTCCAGATCAACTGCTCGGAATTTCGGGGAGGTGTCACATGACGCTCAATGAGAGGCTGATTGCAGCGCTGGTGCCGATGGGCCTGCCGGTATCGCCCGATATTTATTCAGGCGATGCGCAGGAGTACATCACGTTCAATTTTGATTTGATTCCGTTCAGATTTGCGGACAACGTGCCGCAAATGTACCGAGCGCTGGTGCAGGTACATTATTATTGCCCGATGGCTTTGGACAGTGTGCAACGCCGGGAGAATATGAAAGTGAACCTCGTGCGAGCGGGCTTCGGCTGGCCGGAGGAAATCAACGCAACCACAGACAGGCGAATTATTGACGGCATCCAGCATTACACGCTTGAGTCTGAGTGCATGATGCCGGTAGAAAGGATTGAAGGAAATGGCGACACCTAGAGAAAAAGTTGTGGCAGAAATCGGCGTGAGCGAGGCGAAGTTTGCGCCGAAGGTAGCGGGCGCTTATGTTACGCCCATCTCTGTGAAATACGCAATCGGCATCGTGCTTGACCCGACTGTTGAGCGGGTTGAGCGGTATGCGGACAACCGGCTTGTGCTTGGCATCCCGAACGAGCAGGGCATGGAGGGCACTTTGGGCACCACTGCCCGAGATGTCGAGCTGGAGAAGGTGACCGGAACGGCAATGGAGGTCACCGGCGGCGTGGCAACCTTGCAGCAAAAAACCTATGCTCGGGGTGCAGTGTACTTTGAGCATGAAGAGGTTGACGAGGACAACGTCATCAAGAAGGTCAAGACCTGGTGCTTTGATGCCGAACTTGGCCGTGGTGGTGTAAACCACTCAACCAAGACCGGCACCTTGGCATTTGCGGATTATACATATCCCTTGCGGGTGCTCGGCGAAACGCTGATGAAGTCCGACGGTGCGAGCGAGTATGTGGACGAAAACGGCATGGGTCGTGTGGCTTACATGGTGAGTGCATGGCCGGGGGATACCGGGTATGCAACCTTCGGCGATGAAGTGCCCACGCCGAAGGCACTCGTGGGCGCATAATCGTGCGGCGTGAAATGGATATCGGCGGGTCGAATTATATGTTCGACCTCGCCGCCATTTCGGCGGTGAGGTATCGGGCGGAGTATGGCGACAGCGCAATCACGCATCTTGCGGCGTGCGAAACCCGCAAGGAGCAGGAAAGGGTGCTATTCCGGCTCTGCTACACGATGATTCCGCCGGAGTGCAGGCCGTCCGTGAAAGAATTTGCGGAGAGGGCTTATCAGGACGGAGATTTTTTGCAAAAGGCCTTGCAGCTGAAAGACGGGCTTATGATAGCGGATGAAAATGCAAAGTCGGCAGGACGGGGGAAAAGCGATGAAAAGTTTGACGAATATCAAATTTTAGCGCTGATGGCCACGGCGGGCGTGCCGGGGAGCCTGCTCCATGAACTGCCGATTTTGCATTTGCTTTCGATTGCGGCGAGAGTGGGCGACATGAAATCGCCGAAAGAAAACGTCCGAGCGATGGACGCAAAGGAACGGTCGGCATTTTTTGGGAGGGGCTAACATGGCGAAAATTACAACAGATGGCCTCGATGAACTGATATTTGCGCTTGACGAAGTTGCAGCAATGCCGGTTGAAGTGATCGACAAAATGCTGGTGGAAAAAGCTAAAGTCATTCAGGCGGCGCAAAAGAAAAAAGCGAAAGAGGTTTTTGGGCAGGAAGACCCCAGCACAAGGCAGCTGGAACATTCAATCACAATTGGAAAGGCGAAAGGAAGCGGGAAGGCTGAACGTTGGCTGACTGTATATCCGAGAGGCGTGCGCAGGGAAGGGAAAGGCCGGGGAAAAGTGACCAACAGCGAGGTTGCTTTTGTCCATGAAGTGGGTGCGCCACGGAGGAAAATAAAGGCCAAGCAGTGGATGCGAACGGCCAATGAGGAGGCTGCACCGGAAGCAACCGAGGCGGCATTTAAGGTCTATGATGCGTGGCTAAAATCTAAAAAACTGTAAGGGAGTGCAAGCGGAGTGGTACGCTTAATAGCAACAAAAGTAGCAGTCCAGGGCGAAAGCGAGTATCAAACTTCAATAAAAAATATTAACGCATCACTCAGAACCCTAAAGTCGGAGATGTCGCTTGTCGAGGCGCAGACCCAGAAGGATGCGAAGAGCAAAGAAGCGCTGGCGGCAAAAACGACAGTGCTTGTAAAAATTATCGAGCAGCAGAGAAACAAGGTGTCCGAACTGCAAAAAGCGGTTATAAATGCTCGGGCGGCGGAAACGGAATATGCGACCAGCATTACAAACACAAAAGAAAAAATAGAGCAAGCAGAGAAAAAACTTGAAAAGATGAAACAGACTGCCGGAGATTCGGCAGAGCGGCAAAAGGTGCTGACAGAGGAAATAGCCAAGCAGAGGGATGAGTTGGCTAACCTCGAGGCATATCAGGACTCCGCCCGAGCGGGTGCGGAGAAATGGCAACGCCAACTAAATTCGGCAGAAAAAGAAGTCGCAAATCTGACAAACCGCCTGGAGGAAATGGCGCAATTGCGTCTTGACGGCATCCAAGAGCGAATTGACAAAATCGCCGGGAGCCTGAATAATGCGGCGAATAAGATTATGCCGTTTTCCGCAGCGGCGGCGGCGGGTATGGCAGCGGCGACAAAAGCGGCCATCGATTTTGAGGACGCCATGGCGGGCGTAGATAAGACCACTGACCTGACCGCCGGGGAACTTGCCCTGATTAAAGAGGAAATTCGAGCGCTGGCGCTTGATATCCCTGTGGCGGCAAAGGAACTGGCAGGAATCACAGAAGCCGCAGGTCAATTGGGAATTAGAAAAGAAAACCTGATTGGCTTTACGCAAACAATGGCAGACCTCGGCGTTGCAACAGACATGGCCGGAGAATCGGCGGCGACCACGGCGGCACAGTTTGCGAACATCACGCAGATGAACCAGGGCAATGTTGACCGCTGGGGCTCAACCATCGTGTCGCTGGGCAACAACATGGCGACGACGGAAAGCAAAATCGCAGATATGGCGCTCCGACTGGCCGCAGCGGCATCACAGGCGGGTATGGCAGAATCTGAGATACTGGCAATTGCGGGCACGTTTTCCAGTCTGGGCATGGAAGCGCAGGCTGGCGGAAGCGCCGTGTCACGTATCATGACGGATATCACGCTTGCGGTGGAAACCGGGAGCGACGAGCTGGACAATTACGCCCAGGTGGCGGGAATGAGCGCCAAGGCGTTTGCAGATGCATGGAAAACCGACGCTGCTGGAGCCCTGGTGACGTTCGTTGAGGGCCTGTCCGATGTGGAGCGGACAGGAAAAAGCGCCACGCTCATTTTGGCGGAAATGGAAATCACCGAGCAGCGGACAAGCGACGCTCTCCGACGTGCTGCTGGTGCGGGCGACCTGTTCCGTGATGCCCTGGACATGGCGGGCACTGCATGGGAGGAAAATTCTGCGCTGGCCGAAGAGGCGGCGAAAAAATACGAAACCACAGCCAGCCAAATCCAGCTCCTGAAGAATGAGGCGACCGACCTTGCTATTGAGTTTGGCGATATGCTGCTTCCGTCCTTGCGGGAACTTATTAAGACCGGCGGCGATGCGCTGACATGGTTTAGAGAGCTGGACGACGCAACGCAGAAAAACATTCTGCGGGTCGTGGCCTTTACGGCGGCGGTGGGGCCGCTGCTCAAAATGACAGCGACGGCGACGACGACCGTCGGAGCAGTGGTTAAGGGCGTTGTTGCGCTGACGGGTGCGACAGCAGCGCAAAAGGTGGCCACAGATGCGGCCACAGCGTCTCAAACGGGGTTAAATATTGCGATGAATGCAAACCCAGCAGTCGCAGTCATAACGGCGATAGGCGCTCTTGTGGCGGTCGTGGGTGCGCTTGCGGTCGCAAACAGTTTAACAGGGGACAGCCAGAAAAGGCTAAATGCGGAAATTGATGAAACCATAGCAAAGAGCCGGGAAGCGTCGGAAGCTATCAAAACCGGCGCAGCGGCGAAGATGGACGAGCTTAGCGCCGTCGAAAACCTGTTGCCGAGGCTGGAAGAGCTGAACGAAAAGGGTTTTGCCCGGACGACGGCGGAACAGCAGGAGCTAAACGACATCATCCGGCAGACGAATGAAGCGTATCCGGGTCTTATTGGTCAAATCGACGATGCGACTGCGAAATATGGACTGAATACCGAGTCGATTTTGGCAAATGTTGAGGCCATGAAAATCCGCCAGCAAATCGAAGCCAACGAGGCGACAATTGCAGAAAATAAGCGCCTGCTGCTGGAGCTGGAAAGCCGGGAAATCGAAGTCGTTGAAAGCCTCAATGATGCCAAGGCAAGGCTGCATGCAACCAACCTCGACGAACTGATGATGAACGAGGAAGAAACGGCGGCGTATTACGCATCGGCGGAAGCGGCGGCGGAAGTTCATACAGGGATGCGGGCGCTGACGGAAGAAAAGGAACGGCTGAATCAAGAAATTCTGGCGCTGACCTCAAATACAAACGGACTGGCCGCAGAATTTGAAGAAATGAAATTCCGGGTGGCGCAGAGCGGCGAACAGACGGTTGAAAATATCCAGACACAGATTAGTTATTATGAGTCCCTGCGCCGGACGGCCCTTAGCGCATATTTGGATATTGCCAATGCAGCCAGCGCCGCAGCCGGAAAAGGAGCAACCCGGACAGCTGCACAGACGGAAAAGCAGGTGGTTGCTTATGATGCGGAGATTGCACGGCTGACTACTGCGCTTAGCACAAGCGTAGCGTCGGAACCAGTGAGAAGCGGTTTTACAGCTGCGAGCGAAGGGAGCAAAGGAGCCGGGAAATCTAAAACGGAAGAAACCAAAGACACCAGATATAGGGATGAGCTGGCGAGCTTGGACTATATGCACAGCATGGGCGAAGTGTCTACGGCGGACTATTATGATAAACTTTCCGTCCTGCGGGATGAATACCTAGAGAAAAACTCGGCAGAATGGCGCAGCGCAAACCTCAAATTGTACAATTACCAGAAGGACGAGTACAACCGACAAACTGCGGCGCTGAAGGACAGCTACAACCTCGGGAAAATGACATCGGAAGAGTACCTGACCGCCATGAAGGACATGCAGCGGGAATATCTCGAAGAGGGCAGCGATGAGTGGTTGAAAGCTGGCAAGGAGTTAAACAGCCAGCAGGAAAAAATCTATGATGAAAAGTTGGGCTTGCAAAAATACTTTTTGGACATGGGGATTATCACGGAGAAAGAGTATTATGCACAACTGGAAAACCTGCGGGACACATATCTGGCCGAAAATAGTGCAAAGTGGCAGGCTGCAAATGTGCAGTTGCTCAATCAGCAGAAGGCGGCTTTGCAGCAGTTGACAGCAGAGCAGGAAAAGAAGCAAAAAAGCGCCGCCGACAAAATTGAGTCCATGCGCAAAGGCAGGATTGCAAGTATCGAGCGGGAAATTGCGGCAGAAGAAAAACGTGTGGCAACAGTTGTTGAGGGAATCAACGATGAAATCGCCGCCCGTCGCCGTCTGCGGCAGGAGCAAGCCGACGGAGATGCGGTCGCAAGGGCGAGAAAAGCGTTGGAGGCGGCGCAGGGGCAACTTGAATTTGCTCGAGACGATTACACACGAGCGGAGCTCGAAAAAGAGGTAGCCAGAGCACAGGCGGCTTATGACGCAGCCGTGCAAAATAAGGCAGACAATGATTTTGTGGCGCAGAAGCAAGCGGAAATTAAAGCTCTGGAGGAACAGCTCGAAGCAGCGAAGGTACAGGCGCAAGTTGATATTGACAATGCCGGAGTCTGGGCGCAGAGGGAATATGCTAAGGAACAACGGCAAATAAACGAGATCCTTGCAAATCGAGAGGCGCAAGCCGCAGCGAAAGAAGCGAGCGAAGCTGCCGCCGGTGCTGTGAAAAAAGTGGTAGAGACAATTGTCCAAACGGTGAATAACGTATCAAATGTCAACAGCAAGTCGGCGACACTGAATATCACGAACAATTCGAGCGGGCTTACTTCTGGACAGCTGGCGAACACTGTTGAAAAACTTTTAAAATAGGGGGTGTCTGCGTGTATCGGACGATTACATGGGTGAGCGATACCGGCATGACGGTCAACATGGGGGCAGAGCCGCCATATATCTTCAACTATCTGACTGACCGACTCGGCGGAAACGCAGAGACGTCACGTGCCCCGAGGCAGGACGGACAAACCACGCATTTTGTGTCACTGACACCGAGGACAATAAACATCATCGGGTCGCTTGTAGCTTATGGAGATAAGCAAAACAGGGCGCAGGCGGTGCTTGACCGCCAAAAGAGCGAGTTGTGCAGAGCGTTTGCGCCGCATCGATTCGGAACGCTGATTTATCACCGGGCAAACGGCGACGTGCAAATCAGGTGCAGACCGCTGTCAATTCCGGCATTTGGCGAGCGGGCGAACAATACCTGCACCGTGGACATTGAGCTCGAGAGCGATGTGAGCATGTGGGAAACGAGCGAAATGTACATGCAAGTAATCGGAGAGCAACAGAAACTTTGGCGTTTTCCGTTCGCATTTGCGCCGCTGGTCTTTGGAACATTTGCGCCAGTGGGTTTCATCAATAATCCAACCACGGAAATCATCTACCCCGAGGTTGAGATAGCATCCACAGCGCAGACAGTCAAGGTGGAAAACGTCACAACAGGCATGTTTATCGCCCTGAACCGACCAATCGAAGAGCATCAAAAAATGGTAATCCAGACAGAGGACGCAAGCGCCGCCATTTGGGAGCGCAACGAGGCTGGTGAGTGGGTTAATATAGAAAACGTGTCACACTGGCTGACGCTCGACAGTGACCCATGGGGACTGGTGCCGGGAAACAATGAAATCCGGGTATCAAACGAAATTCCGGAAGAAACGCCGGTCACTCAGCTGCGCTATCGAGTGCCAGTGATGGGGGTGTAGTTGTGGGTATTGAAATACGCTTCTACCGCCCGGTAGACCACGAAAGGACAAATTTTGAATCAATTGGTATCACAATGTCAGCGCAAAACATCACCCGAATATCCCGCCTGTATGAGCCCGGGGCGTTTTCCTTTGACATTCCGTTCTCGGCGCTCTACGCCGACAAGCTGGCGGGATATGTGATTGTTCTGATTGACCGCAGCTTTTGGGGCATTATCGACGACCTGCGCTTTTACGCAACGCAAGGCGGACTGTGGATTAGCGTCAGAGGACGTGACCTCAAAGGCGTGACCGCAAGCCGCATCATCATCCCGCCGGGAACCAGTACAGAAACCGGCATGCAGGGATTCGATGCACAGCGGGGGACAACGGAAAAAATCATGAAACACTACATCGTAGCCAACATGATTGACACACCGCTGCAACCGAACCGTAAAGTGCCGGGCCTGCTTCTGGCCGAAGACATGGGTAGGGGAATTGCCGAAGACCGATATTCTGCCCGCCACCAGCGTCTCGACAACGTGCTCATGGAGCTGGGCCAGGCATCAGGACTCGGCTACGACATCGTACCAGACCTTGCCTCCAGTCAATTTATATTTGACATTATAGAGGGAGCCGACCGCAGCGGCACACAAAGCGACCGGCCACGTGTGATTTTTGACCTTGCAACAAAAACGGTGGTAAGCCAGGAATTCACCGCCAGTCTGTCCGAGAGCCGCAACGCATTTTATGCCACTATGTCAGGCGCAGAATTTGCCGACGAGACCTTAACTATGATGTACATTCGGGACGGCGAGGACGAGCAACAGGGCATCTACCGCCGGGAGCTGCACATGGACATCTCGGCGGAAACGCCAATCGCCGGGGACGAGTACAATGAGCTCCGCCGCTACGCCTTAATCGAAGCGGAGAACCACCGGCCGGTGCAGTCCTTCCAGTGCGAAATTCTGGAGCGCTCCCAGGTGTACGGAAAAGATTATTTCCTCGGTGACACCGTCACCGTGCAAAACAAAGTATTTGGCGTGACTATGCACCGCCAACTACTGGAAATGACCATTGAGTACGGAAATGACGGCATAAAAAAGACCGCAACCTTTGGCCGACCGAAACTGGACATCTTCGGGCGGCTGCGAAAACAAATTAATCAGGGAGGGATATAAAACCGTGAAAAGCTATTTCTTTGATGCTGAGCGGGTGCCGGAGTCAACCGAGCACCCAAGCGGCTATGACCGGGAGTATCACGCAGTAGACCACGCACTCTTTGCACAATCGCTCACCACAAACGGCGTGTTTGGCTACATCGACGCAGACGCCTGCAAAGCGGGCATTGACGGAACCGCTGTAAGCTTTGTCCCAGGTGCAATTGCGGTGGAGGGCCATCAATGCGTCCTGGAGGCGGCCGACCGGGTGGACCTTGCAGGGAAAGAGTCAGGGTATTACACAATCGTCTGTCGGTTAAATCGCTCGGCACCTAAACGGGCATTTGAACTCTTCGCCGAGTTCGGAACCACCGACGAGATGCTGGAGCCGGTGCGAGCGGGAGACATATATGACATGTTGCTGGCCCGCTGCCACTACGATGGGCATTTGACTGTCAGCGCCATGACCGACCTGCGCCAGATGGCCGACGTCTGCGGCTTCGCCAATATGCCCATGCCGACACAGTACGGAATCTGCGCCACACCCGCAGGAGATCCAATTAAGATTGTGATGGCACCCGGATTCACCCTGCGAGCGGGACGAGTGATGGCGGTCACATTCACGGCGGGAGATATATCGACCGGCCCGACAATGGACGTAAATGACACAGGAATATACCCGCTTGAATCGGTAGAAATAGGGGCTGGAATGACGGTCGCAATGGTTTTTACCGGGGAAAAATGGACGGCCTTGGTGATGCGGTCGCCTGCTGTGCCAGTTGGGACGGAAATAACATCGCTTGCGACGCTTGACATGGGGGGCATCGAGGGCACTTGGCTTCCACTTGACGGGCGCACCATAACGGCGGCGGCCTACCCGGCGCTGGTGGAGCTGGCACAGAATTATTACCCCCGGGTGCTGTCGCAGGCGGCGATTTCGCAGACATTCACCGTGCAGCCGAGGTGGACGGCCAGATTTGCCTGGTTCTATGGACGGGACGACGGCATGGTATATCAAATCAACAAGGAAGGGTCTGCGTTCATGGTTCGGCGGAATAATGCGATAATTGGAGAATTTGCGCACAATTTCGGCGAAACTCTTTCAGTCATTTTTGAAACGAAAACCTGCTTTTTTGTCTGGATATGGAATAGCTCGAATGGATATATATATCGAGCGACAGACAAGGCAAATCCTACCTGGGAGCAGGTAGGAGCGGCGACGAACACAGGGGGCTTTTACACGGCGGGAAGTGTGCTGGTTGATTATGAAGGGGATTCGCTGTTGATTCTTGGAGAAATGTCTGGCGGAAATATTGGAATCAATAAGTTTACCAGAACCGGCATCACTCGTGTGACTGTCGCCAGCTTTGGAACATCTAGTGTTCATGTCAGCGTCATAAACGGACGAATGTTTACAATGAGTCCCACCGGGACAGTGCTTGGAGAAATCCTGACAAATGCGGCCGGGGCGATTACAGGGTACACAACGGCTCCGGCAAATTTGCCGATAATTCTTAGCGTGGGACTAAGAAGAATTGTAAGGTGTGCAAATGGGAGATATATGACAGTGCCCAGAACAACCGGGCAAACATATGTATTTGAACCGGACGGAGAAACTGTTGCAAATATATTCACAGGCAAAGTCCCAGGAACCTACACGCTGTGGACGGCATTTGCGTGGGGAAACACGATGGTGATATTAGAAGAAGGCGGCATATTGACAATGGTGGCACAGGACGGGAGGACATTTAACCTCACAGCACTGAACGGAAGCACAGAGATAGTATTGAACGCACTCGGGTCTTATGCCTCCAATTTGGATGGCTTATACGATGCGGACAACCTAGTGGCGAGCGGACTGGATGGGTCGACACGCCGCACCTACAAG